TCAGACGTGTGCTCTTCCGATCTGGATGTTTGAGGAAACGGGTGTTGACTTTGTAATGGTCGCGAGGGGAGCCCTTGGAAATCCATGGATTTTTAGGGAGCTTAATGCTTGGTGGCTTGGTGAGGATGTTCCAGTACGTCCGACTAGAGAAGAACTAAAAGCGATGATGCTCTATCATACGGAACTTCTTTTAGAGTACAAAGGTGAAAAAAGAGCCACAAACGAAATGAAAAAGCATCTTTCGTGGTACACAAAGGGTTTGGTAGGCAGCAATGAATTTCGCAGGAAGATAAACAATATCAATTCTATCAAAGAAATCATGGAAGCAATTTCAAATTTTTGATATTTTTATGTATTGTTTAATTTGGGTGCTAAATAAACAAAGGAATTTAAAGTTTGAAAATTTTTGAAATATTTTTGATTAGTATCTTAGTTTTTCCTTGACAATATAGGGTGAAATGTTGTATAATCTTCATTGTCGCTGAAAAGTGATAACTATTCCGAGGTAGCTCAATGGTGGAGCAACCGGCTGTTAACCGGTAGGCTGTGGGTTCGAGCCCCACCCTCGGAGCCATTTTTTAGAAGCCGGAGTGGCGGAATTGGCAGACGCCCAGGACTTAAAATCCTGTGATCTTAATTGATCGTACCGGTTCGACCCCGGTCTCCGGCACCATTATTGTGTGTAACGAGACTTGATTGAACCGAACAGTTACAATTTGTTAATACTATGATGTCGCAGGGTAGAGCAGTTGGTAGCTCGTCGGGCTCATAACCCGGAGGTCGGAGGTTCAAATCCTCTCCCTGCAACCACTAAATAAAGCCTTGAAAATGCTGTAATTTACAGACTTTCAGGGCTTTTTTATTGCTTAAATATGAGAGATAACAATTTGTAAAATATGCTATTTTATGCTCTTATATGCTATTTAGGGTGTTACTTAGGGTGTTACTTTTTGGATAATATGTCGTATGTGCTTTTGACAATTTCATCATCAACGTGGGTATATATGTTAGCCGTCATTTTTATATCAGCATGTCCCATTAGATATTGCGCTGTTCTTAAATCGACACCAGCCTTTTGAAGATCAGTGCAGTATGTATGACGCAAGCAATATGGAACGAGATCATCAGCAACTAAATCTTGAAGCAATTTATTTCTATAAGTCTTAGCACCCATTAAAATATTCATTTCCCTTTTAAAGGTCTTCCACATTACTTTAAATTCATCTGCATTTAACGCTCTGCCGTTTTTAGTATGTGATATGGTATATTCACATTCATCTGGCAGTAAACTCTGTAATTTGGGAGGAATAGGCACAGTACGGACGGCGTTTACTGTCTTTGTGCCTCTTATCTTTAGGAACGTTCTTCCGTCTTCTGTAAAAACATCATCAAGGGTAACAGATCTAGCCTCTGACGGTCTGCATCCACAGTAAAGCATGAGTGCAAATGCAATAAATCTAGGATCTAAGCTAAAGCACTTTTCAATAACGTTTCTTTCTTCCTCTGTGATTGCTCGTCTTCTTCCAGTCGTATATGATGGCTTAATAAGTCTACGTGTTGGATCTTGCCTTATAATGTCGTTATTACATGCAGTAGAAAAGATAAATTTTAAGGCATTAAATACTTCGTTAACCTGAGTTTTGGATTTACCTTGTTGTAAATTAATCACTCTTTGACAATCTAACGGTGTGACTTTATCTAGCCTTAAACTTCCGATATGTTCAAGTATACAGTGATCAACTCTTGATACAAACTTGGTTCGTGTAATTGGCTTTTGTGCAGTCTTGTAAGTGTCAATGGCAATTTCAGTCCACTTCCTGACAGTTGGAACAGTTTTAGAAAAATCACCTTCTTCAAGCTCCTGTTTTTTCCTAAACATTTTCTCATAGGCTTCACGCTCACTACTGCCATAAACTTGATATTTCTTGCCCTTATATGTAAATGTTTTTCTGAATTTACTTGCCATAATAGTCTCCTGAGTTTATTAATCTATATCCCTTTAACATAATTAAAGTAAATATTAGTGGTTTAACTACGCCATTTTCGTGACGTCACGAAAATGGTAATTTAACACAAGTGTAACTACGAATATCTATCAAATGAATTGTTGTTAAAGATGGAAAAAGACCCTGTCAAGTTGACAGAGTCTTTTTACTAGAACTTCTTTAATGCCATGTAGGCAAGATTAGGACGACACATCGTCCGCTCACTCAATTAGTATATTAAGTGTAACAGTATCTAAAAGAGAAATCAACTATAATTTATTACTTAGCAGAATACATGTATTTAATTTATGATACCTTATTCTCTGTTGATAGTTTTTTTTCTTTTTCTTTCCCCATTGAGTTTTAGCTCTTTTTCTGTAAAAGCCCCCATCTATCAAAATCGCTGTTTTCATAATTAAAGCTCCTTAAAAACGAGTTAAGCCCCAGGCATCAGCATTCCTCGTATCGTGAGGGGCTTACCACCAGGGGCTTATTAAACAATGTATAATCCAAACATAGATAATAAATCATGTGGATCACTTATAATAATACCCGAGGAACTAAAAGTCAATCTATTTTATAATTTTAAAAATATATTTTCTACAGTGTAAGCTGGGGTTCTGCTATTATTCTTTTAACTTCTTTAGACTCGGATTCTCTATAAGGGAAGTCATTTGACTCTTAGCAGCAGCATTCAACTTTACAAGCCGTTCAGACTGAGATATGCCATCTTTAATTAATTCGGCGTTGTAGCTCTCTAAATTTGTTAAAACTATAAGTTGTTCAAGTGTAGCATAGTCTCTTATATTTTCCGATCTAGACTTATCTGGATTTGATTTACGCCACTCTTTTGCTGTCATTCCAAATAAAGCTACATTAAGAACATCGGCTTCATTTGCATAAACGTAGCCACGTTGCTGCTTAGTTAAATCGTCTGGAATTAGATTTTCTTGTATTGCATCGGTATGTATTCTATAATTAGTTTTACTGAGCATTCTTCTCATATTCCAGTTGAGTGATAACCTATTGTTTTCATCTTCTTTCAATCTCTGATAATCCTTGATTATATAGAGCTTGAACTCGGGCGAAATCCATGAAGCAAATTCAAAAGCAATGTCCTTATGTGCATAAGTGGCAGCATATCTTCCAGCTTTTGTTCTTAATCCAATCGAATTGGTTTTTTCAATCCAACGTTTCGGTGTCATGATGAATCCATTGCTACCAGCCTCTTCCATAATTCCATCGAATTCGATGGAATTGAAATTAGGATTGTATAAATTTTCCCACACGCCCAGGTATTGTAAGGTGTTTTTATTTCTTAACCAATTTTGTATTGCATAACTAGGATATTCTCCATCTTTTTTTCTAGCTATATCAGTAAGTGAAATATAATCATCGTCATTACCCTGTGATACAACAGTAATTTCCAAGCCGTTGATATTCATTTTTTCTTGAAATTCTTTACTCATATTTATTTCCTCATAGATGATTTATATAAATTTTATTTTATATTGCATGGTATACGCCAACGCACTAACAAACCTTAGTTGCTACTTTACAGGCATTGATAATTCAACTAAAACTTTAACTCCGTACTCGTCTTCACCAGTGACAATAACTTCCTTCTTATCGTAACTATTATCATCTTCTTCCAAATCAACAAATTTATACTTACCACCAGTAATATAAGCATAAATATCTTGAATTTCTCCAGCATTACTATATTTTAGAAAGTTTTCAACATCGTTGGCAGGCATACAACCAACACATCCAAATTCAGTGTTTACGTAGAAAGCTGGACTACCTTTGTATTCAAAAGGCTCAAGCTCGATATCTGGAATAGAGATATCTTCCAATTCATATATCTTGTCTGATGGAGAAGAGTAGTCATCAATGATATCCTTGTTGCAATAACCACAATAGAAGTCAGTCTCACAAGAAGTTTCTCGAGCATCATCTACAAGTTGATTTAATATTTTTCTTCTACTTGTACCATCTGGATTATCGTAAGGAATTCCTACAACATTAAAACTAAAAATTTTTTTATATCTCTCAGATTTGTTGTTCTGATGCTCAATAGATATGTTTTTTCCCTGCTGTGGTTCAGATTTTTGGTTAATTTTAACTTTTAAACCCCAAAATATAAGGAGGACGCCAATCAAAACAGTGAGTAAACCCACAGGTATATCCTTCGGTATATGGATTATACCTGAGAGAATAAATAAAGCACCAAATCCTATTAACAGTTTCTTTTTCATAGCAAAGTCCTTCCTTTTTTACAGTGCATGATACACGCCCACGCACTCACCAACCACAGACACATTCTTACCATAACATCAATTTAACCTTGTTTTTTATTTATAAAATTTTGAAACAATTTTTGTTCTTCTTCGGATAAACTGTCATACATTGTTATTATCATTCTAACTTTATCAGAGCTTATTTTGCTTAATTTATGTTGTGGATCCAGGAAAAAAGAAGTAATTGATGACGTAAGAGACCCAATCAAACCTATACCAACAATCATTAGTATTGAGGCAATAATTCGTCCCATTCCAGTAGAAGGTGATAAGTCGCCATAACCAACAGTAGTTGCAGTAACAAAGGACCACCATAGAGAATCTGTAAACGTCATATTTTCAAAGTACATCATACAAATAGAGGCAGCAAAAATAGAAAAAATAGCAACAAGTAAAACATATTTAAAACCATTTGTGTTAAAGAATCTACGAAACTTCACAAAAAGTCTTGCTGAAAAAGATCCCACCCGAAATAGTTTTGAAAACTTTAATAACTTTAGGAATCTAGATACCTTAACCAATCGCAATGCTCTGAATGCTGAATTAAAAGGGATAATAGCAATTAGATCAATGATATTGTTTTTAAAAAACAAAAACTTTTGTTTCGCAAATAGAAGCCTAATAAAATAATCAGCAACAAATAAACCATATATAACATTATCTAGCACATATTCAATATGGTTTAGACCTCTTGAAAAATCAATAATAGCTAAAAATAACGAAACTATACACAAAAATCCAATTGTAAAATTATATAATTTCTCTTTTGTATTCATAATCTTAATATTTCTGTCTATCGTTTTAAATAAACTCTACGGACATCTTTAGTAATAATTATGTCTTTCTTCTTCAAGCATATCTACTAAAACCATCTTATCAAAATCACCGTTTATAATATGTTCCATTTCATGTTCATAAGTCTGCTTATTTTTATCATAAGATAGAAGGGCGTTAAGAAAGATAGTAAAAAAGATACCACAATCATCAAACTTATAAGTTGTCAATCCGTATATTGTTAACGGTAAATCTATGAGCTCAACTCTAACATTATCAGGATACATACTAATAATCCTCTTTATTTCCTTTTAATTTCTCCAGGATATTTGCTACATCTTCTATATCTTCTTTGCTCACATTCCTTGAGGCATCAAAAAGAACCCTGAGCTCTTCTCTTTCGAAAAGATCTTGAGCCATCTTAGCAACTTCATCATCAAAGTAATATCCTGTGTTTTCTCTTCCAATTAAATCATCAATAGTACAACCTAAAGCTTTTGAAATGGCTAAAGCATTATCCAAAGATGGACTACTAGTTTCACCATAAATTATTTTATTTAAAGTTCCAAGAGGAATTCCAGATAGTTCTGATAACTGTTTATTTCCAATCCCTTTTTCTTTCATAATATTTCTAATTTTCAATGTTGACATCTTATCACCTCAATCAAAGTATACCCGTATTTGAAATAAAAATAAATATAAAAATTCCGTTTTCGGTAAAATTATAGTTGACTAATCCCGTTTAAGGCATTATAATGCAATTAAAGAGTTCCGAAAACGGTAAATAACACAACATTAAGGGGGTGAAATTTTATGATGTACAATCTGTTGGCAGAGTCAGCACGCAAGGGCATAAGCAAAAAACAGATGTCTGAATGTATAGATGTTTCTGAGAAGACTTTTTATAACAAAATTAGAGGATATTCAGAAATCACATTGATAGAAGCACAAATGATAAGAGATACATTTTTTCCAGAACATAAGATTGAATATCTATTTAAGCAGAGTTAAGTAAAAGAAGGTGATTGTAAATGCTAACAAACAGCGAAGAAAAAAGAGTACATATTGAAAAGATGTATGAAATAACGAAGCAATCAAGTTATATAAGTCGAGAGGACTTAAGAAAGTACCTGGGATATAACAATGTATGCAGTGTTAGCAAATATGTAAAAGGAACAAAGAAGCTGGGCTGTAAGTATTTGATCCCTGACGTTGCAGAAAACATTGTGAGGTTAACAGATAGGTGTTAGGAGAGTAGTCATGAAAAAACAGAGAGTGAGCACAGAAAGAGAAATAAAAAAGCTAGTAAATGAACTAATGCCATTACTAGACTTAGGAGGAAAGAAATATTTAATAGGACTATTAAAAGGAATTAAGGCAGCTAGGCTTCGTCAGATAAACACTTCTGGAAATGGGCAATTGCCTTGCGGCGTATCTCCTTATCAAGGGAAAAGTAAGCTTTCATAATATCAAGGTCGATAGGGTCGGCATCAGCCATAAGATCATCAAGGGAAATTTTAGAAAGTTCATTAAACATTTCCCCAGTGCCATATCTGAGCCAATCCTCACTAACGTTAAACTCACGGCAAATGGATAAAATGTTAGATTCGCTTAAGCCAACTTGTCCATTTTCAATTTTAGAAATAGCCATGCGGGTTAATCCGAGTTTAGCACCAAACTTTTCTCCCGATAGACCTAAATATTTTCTTAATTCTTTTACTTGTTCGTTCATTATTTTGTCCTCCTTATATAACCAGTATATATAGGAGAATAAAAAAAGTCAATAAAAAATGTTGAAAAAGTTTACAAAAAGTGTTGACAAAGTGGAAATAATACCGTATAATGTAAACATAATCAACAGAAAGGAGGAAACAAGGTGATGAAAAATAAAAAAGACGACCAACTCATAAAATTAGCACTCGCTACGATGAGCTTGGAACTAATAAAAGCAATCATTGAGTTAATCGTCAAACTCATAGAACTTGTTGGGGGTAAATAACCCCAACGAGTTACACCTTGATTATATATGAAAGACAAAAGAAAAGCAATAGAGCTAATGCTCAAAGCGACAATTGGGATTTTAACAGTCTCAATAATAATCACAATAATTAAAGCACTTAATTAGGAGAGAGGAGACAACATGGCGGAAATTAAAATACTAATTGACGGTAAGGAACTTGAAGAAAGTAAAGAAGTTCAGAAAGTCACAAAAGAATTAAGCAAAACAGAGAAACAAAAGCTATTAGGATTTTTACAAGGACTAGCATTTGGGCGGAACTAGGAGGAAAACATGAAAAAAAAGTACAGACTTAAGGAATTTGGACTCGCCTGGTTTGTAGTAAGACTCATACCAACATTTCTGCTGTTTTATCTAATCTACGTAACGCTTTTTATGCTAGCCCCAGCAGTTTAGTGGGGCATGAGAAAGAGATAAAGCAAACAGAGGCTAAATCAGTCAAAGTCGAGGAAGTTAAAGAGTTAAGCATCTATGAAAGATATGGCAAGCAGTACGGCATAGCACCAAAGCTTCTTAAGGCTATCGCAAAAGTAGAGTCAGGAGAACAACCAAACATGGTGGGAGATGATGGTGAGAGTGTAGGACTTTTCCAGATACAGCCAAAGTGGCATGTACAAAGACTTAAAGAGGGTGAAAGCCTACTTGATCCAGAAGTTAATACAAGGATCGCATGCGAAATTTTAACAGAACTTATGGATAAATACGGTACGCTTGATGAAGTACTTACAGCTTATAACTGTGGGCATGACACAGGAAGTAGAGAGTATGCAAATAGAGTTTATGAGGAGATGGAGTAATGTTAAGAGATTTAGTAGAACAAAATTTATATTTTACTTATTACAACAGTGAAGATGGAACTTATGATCTAGAGTTTAAAGTTGAAAACAAAACAATTTCAGTAAGAGGCGTGAACACGGGAGATGATGAAGTAGTTGATGACTGGTACTGGACTGACGAAAGAATAGAACGAGCAATAAAAAATGCTGATGATGAACAAATTGAAATAAAGGAGGCAGAATAAGTTGAACTACATAATTGATCCAATGTTTTTTTACTTAGCAGATATATCCGAAGCAATGAAATTTATTGCCTTAATTTTATCAACCGTAGCTGGTGCTATTGTAATTGCCTTCAGTATTATTAAATTTAATGAAAGTGATTATGCCACGAGTGAAGAAAAAAGAAAGTTAAGAAGAATAATAAAAATAGCAAGCTTTGCATTGGTTGTAAGTCTGACATTGTTTCTGCTTGCGCCAACTAAAGAAACATTATACAAAATGCAACTAGCAAAAATGACAACAACGGAAAACGTTGATAAAACTTTTGAATACATTGACAAAGCAGTTGATAAAATCCTGGAACAAAAGTAGAGAAACGGAAATAATGTGAAAGAGTTTAACAACAGACAAATAGCAAACAAATTCGCAGAGTACATAACTGGTGACGAATTGAGACGTTATGTTGCTGATAAGGTTAAAAAGTATGTTGGCAAAGATGTGACAGTATTCGATGGAGCTTGTGGAAGTGGGCAACTAGAACAATATGTAAATCCCAAATTCCTATATGGTGTTGAAATACAAGAACAGGCAGTCGAAGCATGTAAGGAGAATTATAAAAATTCAGAAATAATACACAACAGTTTTTTTAATCATAAAAGAAATGTTTTAGCTGACTGCATAATAATGAATCCTCCGTTTTCTATTAAGTTCAAAGAATTGTCAGAAGAAGAACAAGAAAATATAAAGGGTAATTTTTCCTGGAAGAAGTCAGGAGTTGTTGATGACATATTTATTCTGAAATCATTAGAACATACAAAAAGATACGGATTTTATATATGTTTTCCAGGAATTATGTACAGAAAATCAGAAAAGAAACTGAGGGAGCTTCTTGGTAATACTATACAAGAGATGAACATTATAGAAAATGCGTTTGAAGATACTCCTATACAAGTTCTATTCTTGGTAATTGATAAAGATAAAAATTCGAACAAGGTATATCAAGAATTATATGATTGCAAAACTAAAGAAATCAAAAACTCAAGAGAAATAGAACTTGAAGATGACAGATGGGAAAGAATTAATGTACCAACTATTGAGGAAGTAATTGATATAGATCAAATAGAAAAAGATTTAAACAATAATACCTTAAACCACATAAAGAAGCATTTAGAAGCAAACCTTCTAATTTATTTGGAATTCGACAGAGATTGTGGAATAAACGACTGGATAGAAGAAGCCAATAGGATTTTAAAAGAATATCAACAAAGATATTTAACAATAAAAAAGTCTAAAGAGGAGATGATGTGATGGTCATAGTTAACGATAAAGAAAATATTCTAGTAGTATTTGATGGGGCAACAATCAGGAGCATAAATATCAATACTGACGGAAAAAGGATCATGGCAAACAGCACAAATAATGCTCCACCGATTTGCATAGGCACATACGAAACCAATGTGAAAGCAGAACGGGCATTTTCAAACCTTATTGGTGCCATTGAGCAAGAAAAAGAAGTATATTTTATGCCAAAAGATATAGACATCAAGGTAAATAGGCAAAGAGGAGCTGGCAGAACAACATACAACAAAACAAATGGGAAGACAAAGTAAAGGAAAGAACAATGCTAAATACACATGACATTATTAAAGCAGTTGAAAATGAATTCAACAGAATTGACATACCAGAGAAGAAATTCAATTCAGACCATGAGGCATGGGCAGTACTACTGGAAGAAATAGAGGAGATGTGTTCAGAATCGAGATTAGTAAAACATCACTCGGAATATCTTAAAGCAAAAATTTTTCTAGATTCTGATGATAAAAGTAAGTTAGAAAGCCTTGACCACATATATGAGCGTGCTGTGCTTGCAGCGGCTGAGGCAGTGCAGGTTGCAGCGGTAGCAACAAAGTTTATAAAAAAGAAAGAACAAATAGCAAAGTAAAAAATGGCAAAAGATTATTATGAAATATGCGCTTTCCCGAAACCAAAGCAGAAAAAGAAGAAGAGAAAAACAAACGGCTGGAAAGATAAACCGAATAGATATTGCTATTACACAGGAAAGCCATACGCAGAAAGGCATGAGGTTTTCTTTGGAAGTGGACTAAGACAGATAAGCATTGATTATGGATTCCAAGTAGACCTAAGCCCTGAATTGCACAAAGAGGTTCACGAGCAAACACCATTAGGACAAAGCATAACTAATTACTGGAGAAAATACTATCAGAACAAATATATAGATGAGCAAATTGCAAGTGGAAAGAGCAAAGAGGAAGCTTTAAGAAGTTGGATTGATCTAATAGGGAGGAACTATTTGTGAAATGTCCAGAATGTGGAAGCGTGCAATATAAAGAATCTAGACAGTGTCCACTCCACGAAAGCAAGCCAGTATGTATAGATTGCTGCAATAAATGTGGATTCTATAAAAACGACAATTTCTATCCATGTGGTTTCTACATCAAAAATCGATTAAGCACTATGGATAAAGAGCTAATGCAAAAGAAAGAACTTGTTATATTAAAAAAAGAATTAACAAAATATCAAGACAACGAACTAGTTGCAGAATACTTAAAAACTAAAATTGAAAATTTAGAAAGTAAACTAAATAGATAATAAGGAGGATATATGACTTCTATAATCATAACAGCAATAATATGCTTCACACTTGTTACCATAACATGGATAGGTAAAAACAAATGAAAAACACACTCGTAGATTTAAACAATCATCTATTTGCTGAACTTGAAAGATTATCCGATGAGGATCTAAAAGGGGATGACCTTGAAATTGAGCTTAAAAGAGCAAAAGGGATAACGGAAGTATCCAAAAATATTGTAGACAATGCCAAAGTCGTGCTCGATGCCAGGAAGTTTTTAGATAATAGCTTTGATGAAAATGCTAGCGTTCCGAAGATATTGCTAGGAAATAAAGATGACTAAGTATACAAAAGAAGAAAAAGAGTTTATGAAAAACTATGTTCCAGGGCACTCACACAAAGAGATCAGGGAAGAATTTTTTAAGCGATTTGGATATATACCATGTAAAAGTTTTCCAAGCTCATATATCAAGAATAACGGCTTACATACTGGAAGGACAGGAAGATTTAAAAAAGGGCACGTGCCAGCAAACAAAGACAAGAAAATGCCTAAAGAGTTATACGAAAAAGTAAAAGCTACTATGTTTAAAATAGGATCTACTCCAGCAAATACTATGCCTATAGGAACAGAAAAAAAGCTAACTGATGGATATATCTGGATAAAGATTAATGACTTGCCAAGAGTTAAGAAACAAGAAAACTGGACCCAGAAGCATAGGTTCGTATATGAAAAACATTATGGCAAAATACCTGAAGGACATGTTGTTATTTTCCTAGATAGAAACAGCGAAAATTTTGATCCTGAGAATTTAGCAGCAATAAAGAGAAGTGAATTAGCACGTTTAAATCAACAAGGCTTGATATATGACGATAGCAATCTAACTAAGGTAGGCATCGGGATAGTGCGTTTATCAAGCAAGATTTTAGAAAGAAGCGAAGAATGAAAGCAAAAAAATGGGATTTTAAAATAAGAAAATATTATGACTACGATTTACCTGAAGGAGCATGTCTATATAGTGATGATATGGACAAAGAAATAGCATGTGCTCAATGCGGACAAAGAATGCTATTTGGTGATGGCTATACATCAAGGCAAATACATAATAAGTACGGATTTGGATATGCAGTATGTGAAAGGTGCTATAAAAAAGAGTTACAAGAGGAGCAAGAAATGGAAGATGATAAAAATATAATAAAAAAAGTATTCATTATAACAACTGACAATGATCAGTGGTACATCTATATGAGTTTGGAAACACTGAATAAAATTAAGCGTGGTGAGTATGAGTATCGTTTTATTCAATATACAGACGGTATGAGGAATTACTATTACAAATTAGATTTAATATCTTTTATGTCAACTGAAAACGACCAATCCATATCAGTTGATGAATTAGAAAATGAAATGCGTTTATATATAGAAAAAAGAGAGCCTTGCCCATTTAATGTTATGGTTGATGATAACACGGGCTTTTAATTTGAGAAGAGGTAATAGAAAATGATTAAAACAGATAAGGTAATTTATAGGGTAAGAACGCAGGAAGAATACTATTGGCTTATAGATAGACTCGATGAGGCAGGGTGTAAGTGGACCGATGGACGCTCACTAATTGATTATGATGAAGAGTGGGATTCAGCAATGTCAGATTCCCATATATGGGTAGGGAATAAAGCAATTTCATATTCTTATCCAGAATTCTTTTACGATTATTATAAAGACAGGCAAGATTTTGAAATCATGGAAGTATCAGACCTAATGAAAAGTGAGAAAGAAACGGAAGCCCAAGATAAAACTGAGGAAGGAACAGACGCCCAAGAGAAAATTGAAGCCATTCATAAACAGGTGATTAGCCAAATTGAGGATTTAAGAAAGAAAGGCAAGGAGCCAAAAGCGGTTGAATATACCATCAAGGTTTGTTTTGAATGATATAGCATGCAGGGATTGCAGCGGTTGAAGAAAAGGAGATAAAACATGGAAGTAATGCAAGGAGTATGTGAATACTGTGGGCAAGTCCAAAGCGTAAGAGCTCTAGACCAAACACAAGCAGATCAAATAGCAAGTGATAACTGTAACTGCCCAGAATCAAAACTAGTACAAAAGAAAAAGCAAGTATTTCAAGATATTGAAGAAATATCTCAAGGCAATGCTTATGCACCATCACTAGGATATAAGACGGTAGAGCTGTTAAAGCTTGCAGCGGAAGAAGTTATAAAGACAGGATTAAGCAGTGCAACATTTAAAGTTGGTCAGTCTACCATAAATATAAAAGAAACAAGTTCTAAAATTAAAGTAACCAGGCGAGATGTGTCCACTACATCAGCAGAATCATAAGGGAGGACACTATGAAAGAGGAAAATTTGAAAAAAGCAAACGAGCTAAATAAAGAAATTGAAGAACTCGAAAACTTTTTAAACAAGGATAACTGGTTAAAAAACTTCTTTATAGATTTTAAGTTAAAAGTCAAAGTGCCTTATCTAGTGGGATATCTAAACTCCAGCTATGATCCACCACAACAATTGAAAGTAAAAATTAAAGAAATCATGAAAGAGCATCTAAAAGAGTTAAAAAAAGAATTTGAAGAACTATAAAGGAGACAAAAATGATAGTAGCAGAATTAGTAGAAAAGTTAAAAAGTTGTGATCAAGATAAAGACGTGCTAGTAGAAGGTAGATCAGAACTAAAAGATATAGCATGTGTAAGCTCAACATATAATCTTGGAACACAGGAAGAGTATATAGCAATTCAGGTGGAGGCATAGAATGAGAATCTATATAAGCGGCAAAGTAACAGGCGACAAAAACTACAAATACAAATTCAAAAGAGCAGAAGAAGATCTATATCTAAAGTACGCACTATTTGAACCTAAAGTAGAAAGTATGCCATCTAAAGATTATCTAAGACTAAATGATAAAAGCTGGGACGAGTGTATGATTGAATGCCTAGCATGCCTAAATAGTTGTGACACTATATACATGCTAAAGGACTGGAAAGATAGCACAGGCGCCTGCATCGAACTTGGTTATGCGCTAGCACAAAACATGACAGTTATATTCCAGGAGTAAAAAAAGAAATGGGCAGCGGTATGTTAAAAGAATGTAAATGTATTGATTGCACAAGAAGAGATATTGGCTGCCACAGTCGATGTGAAGACTATAAAAAATGGAAAACTGAAGTAGATAAAGTCCGTAAGGCTATGAAAGAAGCCAAAGCAGATATTGGATATGAATATAGAGAAGAAAGATATTCAAGAAAACTAAGACGTAAAAAACAATATACATATAAATAGGAGTAACCCTGCTAGGCATCTAGCAGGGCATATATATAGGAAGAAAAAGTTGCGGTGAGATTCCGCATATAACTTGATACAGGATATTAATAATAGGACATGAAAGCTATAAGAGAGACCGTTCAAGCTGGTAAACTTCTTTTCACAAAAATTACTACCAGGAGAAAAAGGGATTTTCAAAAAAGAACAGAAAGAAAAAATCCAACAACAGACAGTGTGGCAAAAATAAATTATAAGATGGCTGTTAAAGATTTGAATATAAAACTTCACCATAATTTTAAGCCAGGAGATTTACATGTATCTTTGACTTATGCAGGAGATGAGCCAAGCAAAGAAGAAGCAAGAAAGAATCTTGATAATTTTAAGAGAAGACTTAGAACCTTATACAAGAAGCAAGGCATATATCTCAAATGGATTGAAGTAACAGAATACGAAAACAAAAGAATCCATCATCACTTTATCTTAAGTTATGTAGATCCAGCAAAGATTGCAGAGATATGGGAGTATGGATATATACATACATCACACCTAGATAAAACAGGTGACTGGAGAGCACTTGCAGATTATCTGATTAAAGAGACAAGCAAAACATTTAGAAAGGCAGATGCATTCTCAAAGAGGAGATACAAAACATCAAGAAGTGTAGTATCTCCAGAAGTGAGAGTTGAAGAGGTAAGCATAAGACAGATATTTAAGGCAAAGGCAACAAAAGGATATTACATAGACCAGGAAAGTATATGGCAAGGAATAAATCCCGATACTGACAGACCATACTTAGAATTCGTTCAGGTATCACTTGATTCTAATCCATATAAAAAATATAGACGTGGCAGAAAAAGAAAATATAAAAAGGATCGCATAAGAACGAGGGTTGAAAAGCAGATGAGTCTTGCACTGTAGCAGGGCAATTTTGAGGTACAAAATGACCAAAGAAGAACTAACAGAAATTATAATTGCAGATAAAAAAATAAGGGCAAAGAAAGAAACGGCTGCCGCACTATATGAACTTGCTACATCAGTTCCAGGTATAGACACTACTACACTGAAGGTTCAAACATCGAGTAGAAGCGAAAATGAAATTATAAATAAATATCTTGACCTTGAAAGAGAACTTAAAAAGGACATTGCAGCGGTACTTGAGAAAAAAGAAACTGTTTATAAAAAGTTGCAAGTGTTAGACGGATTAGAAAAAGACATCATGCAGCTTAGATATATCGGTGGACTTGGCTGGGAGGATATATCAGAGCAGGTGAACTTATCAGTAAGGCAAGCCAGGCGCATTCATGACAAAGCACTAGAAAAATTAAAACATGTCCTTTAATGTCACATTGATACTGTGATATAGTGTAGGTGTGAAAAGAGGGAAAACAATCTACTCCTCCTTTATATCATAAATTCATTTAGGGCACTCAGCGATTGAGTGCCTTTTACATTGTTTAAGATTTTGGAGAAAAACATTGGCTAAGCCGTGGGCAAAGAAGTTTTATAATTCAAAAACGTGGAAATCTGCAAGGCAGGCATACATTGTAAAAGTACATGGACTATGTGAACGTTGTGGAGCACCAGGATATATAGTCGACCATAAGATAGAGCTAACTATATACAACATTGACGACCCGAACATAACGCTCAATGAAGATAATTTCCAGTATCTATGCCTTAAATGCCACAATAATAAAACATTTGCGAAATATGCAGCGGTACAAGAAGGATTAAAATTCGACGAAAACGGAGAAATTGTGAAAATAGACCCCCCTATCAAGATTGTAGAATCCTAAAAGATAAAGACCGGCGTCATTCCTCGGATTAGTGCGCACCTCACATGCGTGACCCCCCTCCCCAAAGGAAGAGGAAGGAGAAAAAAGTATGGCAAAGATAAAAAAAGAAACAAGAATTAAGAGAGAGAACAAGAGATTAAGAAATAAATACAAAGAGTTACCAGAAGATTTCCTAGAAATCGTAGATGGACTACTGGATGAAGCGGCATTTATGAGAGTTGAGCTTCAAGATATGAAAGAGGATATGATTGCAAATGGACGAATTGAGAAGTTTTGTCAGTCTGCAAATGCAAAACCGTATGATCGTGAAAGACCAGTAGTAAGACAGTACAATCAAATGGTCAGAAACTATCAAAATATTATCAAACAGCTAGACGAAAAACTACCAAAGCAATCAGAGATTCCTGAAAAACCTGATGGCTTTGATGAATTCATTGATATATAAAAAATGACAAATTATATCGCAAATTACTATGAGAAAATACGAAATAAGGAGATAATAGCACCTAAAAAAGTAGAAAAAACATATAGGTATCTTGCAAAAAAGCTTGACGGAACTATTGATGATGGATATACATTTGATAACAAAAAAGCACAAAAGATTATAACGTTTTTTGAAAAATATTTAAGGCACTCTAAAGGAAAATGGGGTGGCAAATTAATCAAATTAGAACTATGGCAAAAGGCAATGCTTAGTGCTGCGTATGGCTTTGTAGATGCAGATGGATATAGGCAATTTCAAAGAGTAATCCTTATTGTTGCAAAGAAAAACGGAAAATCATTCATCGCATCAGGAATTGGACTTTTTCACTTAACAGCAGATGGAGAACCAGGTGCCGAGGTTTACTCGGTAGCAACAACAAGAGATCAAGCTAAAATCACATGGCTAGAAGCAAAGAGAATGCGCAATAAGTCAAGTGCACTTAAGAAACGTACAAGAGCAACTATATCGGAGATTGCTTATGATGCTATGGATTCTATTTTTAAACCGCTTGCATCAAATGCAGACACACTCGATGGACTTAACGTGTTTTGTGCACTTATGGACGAGTTCCAGCAATGGAAACTTGGAAGAAAACTATATGACATTGTAGCAGACGGTGTTACAGCAAGGGATGAACCCATGATATTCATGACATCAACTGCTGGTATTGTACGTGAAGACATTTACGATGAGATCTACTCGGAAGCTACAAGGATTATAAATGGCTATGAGGATCCTGATGGATATAAAGATCCTAGAACACTTGCCGTTATATATGAGCTTGATGATAGAAAAGAGTGGACAGATCCAAAAGCTTGGATTAAGGCAAATCCGAATATTGGTGTTTCTAAAAGTGTAACAGCACTTAAAGAAAAAGTGGAAAGAGCAAAGCATAATCCACAGCTAATTAAAAATCTATTGACTAAAGAATTCAATATTCCCGAAACAGCAGGTGAAACATGGTTGAGCTTTGAAGATATAGACAATAGAGAAACATTTGACTTAGGAGAATTAAAACCTGATTATGCAATTGCAGGAGTGGACCTATCAAGAACAACTGACTTAACATCTGCAGCGGTTATATTTAATTTACCAAATGATCCTAAGCTTTATGTTCAGTCTATGTTCTGGATGCCGTCTGACTTTGTAGATAGGAGAATAAGGGAAGATAAGACACCTTATAACAAGTGGATTGACCAGGGATATTTAAGAGTATGCGAAGGGAACATAATAAACTATAAAGATATAGTTGCTTGGTTTGAAGAGCTGAGAAACGAACATGATTTGTATATTTCCTGGATAGGCTATGATGCATGGTCAGCTCAATATTTTGTGGACGACTTAAAGCATAAGTTTGGTGAATTTGCGCTTGAAAAAGTACATCAAGGCAAGCAGACACTTTCAGCGCCTATGCATAGTTTAGGTGCTGAGATAAAAGCAAAAAAGGTTATCTACAACAATAACCCCGTCCTAAAGTGGAACATGACTAATGTGGCTATAGATGTTGATAAGAATGGAAACATAAAGCCTATGAAGTTAGCAAACACTAGGCAAAGAATTGATGGCTTTGCAGCACTATTAGATGCTTATGTTGCAAGGGATAGACATTTAGAAGAGTATAAAAACTTGATAGGAGGATAAATGGGCGTTATAAACATGATTAAAAATGCCTTTACAAGAAAAGAATCTAGTGGAAACTTTGAAATGATTTCCATGCGAACAGGTTCTTTTTTTAGTTATGAAGGACGATTATACGAATCGGATATTATAAGGGCGGCTATTAGACCAAAGGCTAGAGCAATTGGAAAAGCTGTCGCAAAGCATATCCAGCGAGATCAGAAAAAAGGGACTTTAAAAATAAATGAAGATCCCAAAATCCGATTTTTGCTTGAAGAGCCAAACGAATATATGACTGGTCAGATTTTCCAGGAAAAAATGGCGGTGCAACTTGAATTAAATAACAATGCATTTGCATTTGTTGAAAGAAATCAAAATGTTGTTACAGCGCTATATCCTATTGATTGTAGATCATTTGAAATTCAGGTAGATGAAACAAAAGAACTATACATTAGGTTTTTAATGCGTGATGGGCAGTATTGGACAGCTAGATATGCGAACATAATACATCTTAGAAAAGACTATGGAACGGATGTATTTCTTGGTAGTAGCCCAGGCAAAACATTAACGGATTTGATGGATGTTGTAGGAACAATGGATCAAGGGCTTGTTCATGCAATAAAGAATTCAACTGTGATTAGATGGCTACTTAAATTTGCAACAGCATTAAAGCAAAAGGATCTAGAAAAAAGAGCAGCAGAGTTTGCGCAAATTTACACATCAACAGAGGCTAAAACAGGTGGTGTTGCAGCGGTAGGTGCAGATGCAGAGGTTATAAGGGTTGACACGCAAGACTATGTGCCAAACGCTTTGCAAAATCAGAATATCATTAAAAGAGTTTATGCATATTTTAATACTAACGAGAAAATAATCCATTCACAATATACGGAAGATGAATGGATTTCTTATTATGAAAATGTAATCGAGCCTGATCTAATCCAGTTTTCAAACGAGCTAACGAGAAAACTATTTACAAGAAAAGAACGCAGCTATGACAACAAGATTAAACTAGAAGCCTCTAACTTGTCTTTTGCATCTATGAGCACAAAATTGCAATTAGTTCAATTTGTAGATAGGGGCATGATGACACCAAATGAAGTTAGAGAGATCATGGGATATTCACCAGTAGAAGGTGGAGATGTCATGGTTAGAAGATTAGATACAGCACCAACAAGACAGGAGGGCAACAATGCAGATTGATATTAGAGGACCAATTATTCCAAATGATTATGCTGAAGTATATGAGTGGCTAGGCATGGAATACACATCACCAAGCATGGTTAATATAGATAATCCTGATGAGGATATAACTGTAAATATAAATTCAAATGGTGGTGATATTTTCTCGGGCTCAGAAATATACACAAAACTGAAAAATCACAAAGGAAAAGTAACAACGGTAGTAACGGGGCTTGCTGCAAGCATGGCATCAGTAGTTGCAATGGCAGGTGACGTGATAAAGATGTCTCCAACTGCGCAGATGATGATACATAACGTGTCAACATTTACGGCTGGAGATAAGAACGATATGACTCATGAAGCAGAGGTTTTAAGTGGCTGCGACAAAACAATTGCAAATGCTTATAGGCTAAAAACTGGACTCTCGGAAGATGAATTACTTGCTCTTATGAACGATGAAACGTGGCTAACTGCCCAAGATGCAAAGGAAAAAGGATTCATCGATGAGATATTATTTGATGATGCCAAAACACCTATACTGCTTAATAGCGAGACACCGATACTAGCAAAAGAAGTTATAAACAAAGTAAAGAGTCAAATTCATGGAGGTAAGATGAGCAAGGAATTAAAGCAGGCGTTAGAAGATGAAGAACTAACAAATGTAAAGCCTGACGAAGAAGAAACAAAAGAAAGTCCAGACGAAAAAGAAAAAACTCAGGAAGAGAATCCAGACAAGGAAGCAGCACCACAGGAAGAAAAGCCAGAAGAAAAAGAAGAGCCAAACGAAGAAGAGGAAACTGAGGAAACCACTGAAGACGAAAAAGAAAAGGATCCAAAAGAGCAAAAGGGCAATGCAGAGGCAAAACTAGACAATTTTAATTTAAAGGATGAAATTCTACCAAGAGCAGAAAACAAGGTTGGAGAATTTAAAAACGAAGCAGAAGGGAAAATTTTAAAAACAATTGGAGGTACAAACGAAGTGAAAAACAATTACAGAGAAGCATTTTTAAACTCAATTTTAGGCAAGAACCTAACAGCAGCAGAGAAGGCAGTTATTGACGAGGAAAATAAGAAATTTAACAATGCATTTACGCATGACACAACAAATACTGCGCTAGTAATCCCAAGAACTACCCAGGACAAGATCTGGGCAAGGGCAACAGAAGGATATGGAGTACTTGAAGATGTTGTTAGATTAAATGTGAAGGGTGAGCTTAGAATGGTTAAGCATACTGCAATCACAGAGGGTGATGCTAAGTGGTATGTTGAAGGAACTGACACAGAAGATGAGAAAAACACTTTTGGAGAACTAATCCTAAAGGGGCATGAGCTATCTAAAGCAGTAACAATTTCATGGAAGTTAAAAGCTATGGCAATGGATGATTTTGAAAATTATCTAATCAATGAAATTGGACAGAGAATTTCCGTAGCACTAGGTACAGCAGTTACAAAGGGAGACGGCAACAATCAGCCAAAAGGAATAATCAAAGCACTAGAAGCTGACAAAGATCAGCAAGTAGAAGTAAAAGAAACTGGAAAACTCACTTATACAGAAATCACATCTGCTGTTGCTAAGATCCACTCTAGCTACAAGAAGGGCGCTAAAATTTACGCTAACTCAAACGTTATATGGACAGTGCTTGCTAATGTTGTAGATGGAATGGGAAGACCGTTCTTCATGCCAGCAGCAGGAACTGACGGAGTAGCAAATATTTTAGGTTTTACTGTAAAAGAAGATGCATCACTAGATGACAAAGAAATAATTATAGGTAACGTTCCACAGGGATATGTTTTCAACGTAAACGAGGAAATGTCAATAACAGTAGAAGACCATGCAAAACCAAGAAAGACAGACTATGTTGGATATATGGTAGCAGATGGAGATGTAATTGACACTAAGGCATTTGCACATCTTAAACTGGTACAGGCAGTATAGGAGGAATAGGAAATGAAAATCAAAGTCACAAGGCTTTTTCATGGCATTGAAGAAGACAGAGACTTTTCGCCAGGAGAAATCCTTACAACAAAAGAGTGCACGGAAGATAGATTGAAACTATTTGTTGAAAAAGAAGTAGCTGAGGCAATCGAAGAAACACCTTCAGAAGAAACACCTAAAGGTGATACACTTTCAGAAGATGCACCTGCAGCGGAAGAACCAAAGAAAAGAACGTCAGCTCGTAAGAAAAAGACAGAGGAGTAATGATATATGGCTGTATCTAAAGAAACAATTATTTCAAAAGTCAAAACCGCACTAAGGATTAGAAGTAAAGATGAAGGACTAAATGAAGAAGTTGCGGACCTAGTTGATGCAGCCATACTTGATTTAGCCTCATCTGGAATTAACGAAGATTTAGAAAATAAATTGTTTGCACAAGCAGTAATTGTTTATTGCAAGGCACAATTTGGTTTCGATAATCCTGATTCAGAAAGATTAAATGACTCGTATATAAGCATGAAGCATAAGATGATGAACATGGAGGCTTACCGTGAGAAGCAATGAGACAGCAACTCTTATAACAACCACATACGAGCAAGGTGATTTTTCAGACGAAGGAAAAGCGGTTGAGACACGACGAGAAGTTTACATTAATCCATACAGTATATCGCTTAATGCAAAACTAAGTGCTGCTAATGAAAAACTAGATCTAGTTGGTAGATTCAAAATGTGGACATTCGAATACGAAGGGGAAAAACTAGTCGAAGTTGATGGCAACACGCATAAAGTTTTGTCAGCAGATAAGCGAGGAGATAAAACTATAATCAGTTATGGAGACTACTTGAAATGAAGATCAATTTAGGTGAAGAGCTAACAAAAATACTAGATGATTACAATGAGCATGCCGTTGATGTTCTTAACTCTGCAATCGATGAAAGCGCCAAAGAAGCTAGAGATGAATTAAAAGTATCAGGAGACTTCAAAGACAGAACGGGCAAATATAGAAAAGGCTGGTCCGTCAAAAGTGGTTCACGCTTCATGGGTGTAGAAAGCAAAACTGTTCATAATAAACCCAAGTACCAATTGACACACTTACTAGAGTATGGACATGTTAATAGAGATGGAAGCAGAACAAGGGCATTTCCTCATATTGCTAAGGTTGAAGCTGAGTCAGCTAAAAATTTTGAAAGGAAGGTAAGGGCAAAACTATGAATTTTCGAACATTTTATGAAAAATTAAAATCAGAATTTAACATTAGTGTTGCCTATGATCACTTTGAATCAAAACCCACTGTACCGTTTATTGTCTTTCTCGATGAAGGTAAAAGAGTCTATGCAGCGGACAATATAAACTATTTTAAGTTTAATAACATCAGAGTTGAACTATATACAGATCGAAAAGATCTAGAACTAGAAGAACAGCTAGAGAATTTCTTTAATAGAGAAAATTTAATATTTGTGGATGACGGTAGCACATACATAGAAGATGAAAAGCTTTATGTGCACTACTACCACATATAATTGGAGGTAAAAATGAACAAAAACAAAGTTGAATTTGGTACATCGAATTTTCACATAGGCTTATACACAGTAACAGCATCTGGAGTAACACTAGAAAAACCGATGCATGTACCTGGAATGAGGGCACTATCGCTAGAAGCAGAGGCAGAAGAATCTAAATTCCATGCTGATGATACAATCTACTTTTCAGATTATAACGATAACGGCTTGAAGGGTGATCTAAATATGGCGCTATTTCCTGACGAGTTTAAAATTAAGTTTTTAAATTATGCTGAGATGGAAGACGGTGGCATAGGACAAGTGAAAGGCATGCCAGGGAAACAGGTATATTTTGCATTCGAAGGAAAAGGTGACAACCAAAAGAGGAGGCATATATTCTTTAACGCATCGCTTGGAGCCATTAAAAGAGAGCATAAAACAATTGAAGATGGTAAAGAAGTTGAAGAAGAATCTATCGCAATTACCGTAGTTGGAGACAATGCAAGTGGGCTTCTAAAGGTTTCATATTCTCCTGAAGATACAGGATATAAAACATTATTTGAAACACCAACAATTCCAAAGGTAAAGCAACAGATATAAGGAGCAGAAATGGCAGTACAGACAATTAAACTAGGGAAAGAACAAGTTTTAAACTTAGACTCTTCAATAGGTTGGGTGCTGAAATACAGGGAGCAGTTTGGTAGAGATATTCTGCCAGATTTGCTCCCTTTGCTTACAGCAGGGGTCGACTTTGCTATAAGCACAGCAGCAGAACTTGAAGGTGGAAAAGTTACGATTAAGGATCTAGTTGAAAAATTAGATAAAGATGCAGTTGAGAGCATAATGATGGATATAGCGATGTTAGAGTCTACAACGGTTATTAATATTATATGGGCACTCAATGCAAATTATAAAAAGAGAAATGGAGAGGATGTCCAGTCACCAGAAGTTTGGGCAGAATCAATGGACTACTTCCCCCTCGATGTAATTTTACCGAAAGCATTAAAGTTAATCATGGAAAGCACGGTATCAACAAAAAACTTGAAACGCCTTCAAAGCCTGGGAAAAATGATGAACCAATCCAACTTGATACCATCATCGTTGGAGCAATCGCAAGAGGACTTAGCTACGAAGGCGTAAATAATATGAGCATAGGGCAAGTAGTTGATTATTGTATCGAATATAACAAAGTTAATGAGGTTCAAAACTCAAAAGATGAAGAAAAAAAGGCAGTTACAAGAGAGGCAACACAGGCTGATTGGGACAGGTTAGGTGGCTAAATGGCAGGAAATATCAAAGGAATAACAATTGAATTCGATGGCAATACAACAAAACTTAGCAAAGCGCTAACAGACATCAAGAAAAAAAGTAAGGATGTTAATTCTGCTTTAAAAGACGTAAATAATGCACTTAAATTCAATCCAGGAAACACTGAACTGCTAGCTCAAAAGCAAACGCTTCTAAAAGAAAAAATCCAGGCAACAAAAGACAGGCTAGAAGCATTTAAACAGGCTCAGCAATCATTGTATGCGCAGGGGGTAGACAAAACATCAAAGGAATACATGGAAGTCCGAAGAAATATAATCCAATGTGAGTCTCAAATTAAAACATTCAATGCTGAACTTAAAAAAACAGATGCGGCAGCATCTCATATAGGACAACTTGGAAAGAAATTCCAAGACACAGGGGAAAAAATATCTGGCGCAGGAAGAACATTTGCTCCAGTGTCAAAAACGGCAGGTGTAGTCTCAGGGGCACTAGGTGCTACTGCTTACAAAGCGGCTAGAGCAGCAGATGACATTAACACTTTATCAAAAGTTTCGGGTATTGGAACTAAAGAGCTACAACTTTACGCAGCAAGTGCAGACTTAGTAGATGTATCTGTAGAGGATATGGCAAAGGCACAAACAAAACTTAAAAAGAATATGTTTAACGCTGCAAAAGGAACTGGTGATGCTGCAATCGCATTTGAGAAGTTAGGAGTTAAAGTTGTTGGTAACGATGGGCATTTGAGAAACCAAAACGATGTGTTCCAAGAAACAATAAAAAAACTTGGTTCAATGAAAAATGAGACTGAACGTGATGCTTTAGCTATGCAAATATTCGGTAAATCAGCTACACAACTTAATCCAATGATTGAGGACATGGGCAAAACATATCAGTTGGTTACCGAAACAATGAAGAAAAATAAAATAAAATTCGTTGACCAAGAAACTTTAGACCAAGCCAATGCCTTTAATGACCAAGTTGATACTATGAAATTCATAGCAATTACGGCATTTCAGCAGATTGGATCAAAAATTGCAGCGGCACTATTACCAGCGATAACAAAAATACAAGAAGGATTTTCAAAGGTAATGGGATATATCTCTAATATGGACGGGCGTGTTTTAGCTGTAATCACAGGAATAGCAGGCGCAATTGCGGCTGTTGCTCCAGTACTGCTTATAGTTGGTGGTCTCATGTCTAAGTTCGGGAAAGCACTTTCAAGCCTGGCTCAAATAGCACCAGGATTTTCGGGGGCATTAGGAAAAGCATTCGGATTTCTAAAAGCGAATCCAATTATACTTGTCGTCGCTGCACTTGCAGCACTAGCATTAATGATTGGTAAAACAGGAATGTCAGCAGAGCAAGTTTCAGATAAAATAGCTGGTTTTGTAAATTCCGCAGTTAATATGATCAATGGCATTGTGGCTAAATTACCTGGGATAATAAGCGCCTTAATTAAAGGGTTAGTTGCAATGCTCCCTGCATTAGTACAAGGTGCTGTCACATTATTCATGGGACTCGTGCAAGCATTGCCAAAGGTCATTCCAACATTAATACAAGGTGTAGTGGCATTGATTACGAGGGTGGCCCAAGCTTTAACAAGTGTTCTTCCAACGCTGGTGCAAGGCGCAATAGCTTTGTTCATGGGACTTGTACAGGCATTACCAAAAATTCTGCCAGCTTTAATACAAGGTGTTATAGCTTTAATTACAGGATTTGCGCAAGCTTTAATAAGGGCTATGCCTGTATTAGTACAAGG